GGTACTTTAATGCTAACGGCACAAATTACAGATAAAGAATATTACCAAGAGTTGGTAAATAAAGACCAAGTCGGTTTCTCAATTGAGGGCTTCTTAGGTCTTAAATTAAGTAATCAATTAAATAAATTAAGTATGAAGTTACCCGACGGAGAACATTTAATCGAGGGCAAAATCTACGTTGTAAAAGACGGCGAAGTTGTTGAGATTAAAGAAGAAGTTCCAGCGGAAATGGAAGCTGAAATGGCTGAAGAAGTTGTTGAGGCTGAAGTTGAAGCGCAAGAGGTTGAGGCAGCGGAAGAAGTTAAAGAAGAAGTTAAAGAGGAAGAAATCGAAATGGCGGTTGACCCTCAAACAGATTCCGAAGCGGTTCTAGCTATCGTGCAACCTGTACTAGACGCAATGGCAACCGAATTAATGAAGGCTATCGCAGAAGTAAAAGCATTAATACCCGTTATTGAAGAAAACGAGGTTGAAGAAGTTGAATTGTCAGAGCAAAAATTCACGGCAATTGACAGACTAAAAAAGTATAGACAATTATTTAAAGAAAATTAAAATGAACAGAAAATTAAAATTCGATTTGGATATCGAAACAAACGCGCTTTTATGTGCAAACCCTGACGAGTTTTACTCTCGTGCTTATTTAACTGAAGATTTAGTTGACAATTACAGAACTTTGCCGGGCATTAAGTCAGAGACTAAATTAGCAAACGTTACTTTCGGTAATATCCTTGCTGCGTCAACTTGCTCATTTTCAGCTCCTAACGACTCTTTGGACGCTATTGACATATCGGTGTGTGCCCTCTCAGCTCTCAGTCAAATATGTCAGTTTGATTTAGAGCAGTCTTTCGTATCTTTGCAAATGGCTCAAGGTTCAAACGGTGATTTCACTGTAGCTTCTTTTATGAACTACTATTGGAACGAAATGAGTTTGAAAATCCAAGAAGATTTAGAGTTAATTAGATGGCAAGGTGACACACTAAGCGAAGACCCAGTTTTATCTTTGTGTGACGGTTATTTGAAGAAACTTTGTGACGCTGAGGGTGTTATAGGTATTAACTCAACTACTGTGGATAGTTCAAATGTTATCGCTGAAATGACTAGCGTTTACACTTCTTTACCTGCTGCGGTTATCCGTAAAAAAGCTGACTTACGTTTCTACGTTTCTGCTAACGTTGCCGCTGCTTATGAGTTGGCTGCTGCGACTGGAAATACTCAAACTTACGTTACTTTGCCTTTAGGATTGACATTCTTAGGTGTTAAGGTTGTAGTTGCTGACGGTATGCCTAACGACACAATGGTGTTGACTTTGAAGTCTAACCTTATCTATGCATTCGATGGAGAGGGAGATAGCAAAGCATTGAAAGCGGTTAACTTAACTGACACAGTTGCTGAGCCTTATTTGAGAACTCGCGCAAATATGAAGGTAGGTTTCCACTATACTAACCCAGCTGAAATAGTTGTTTACAACGAGTGTTTCGCACCAGCTTAATTAATTGATTTAATAATCTAAAGGGGGTTGGGGATTACCCTCACCCCTTTTTTAATACTTTATAGATATGTCCTGCACGACAATAGAAGCAATAATCAAAGGATGCGACAACAATATAGGAAGCATCACAAAAATTTATATTAACGACCTTGATAACGTTACAATAAATCCAGCTACAGATATTGATTTACCTAACTGGATTATAACAGCAATTACAGTAACTGCTGACTTCGAAGAGTTCGAGTTTAGAAGAAACACTTCAAACTACACTGAAGAGGCTGCAATTGATTTAATTAACGGCTCGTCTTTCGTTACTCAAACTATTAACTTAATGTTCCACAGACGTGAAGGCGCGAAATCAAGAGCAATTAAAATTCTTGGCGAAGGTCAAAGAGATTTAGCGGTAATCGTTCTTGATGGTAACGGAAAGTATTGGTACTTTGAGAAAGTTCAAGTTACCGCTTACGGTGAAGGTTCAGGAACGGCGAAAGCTGACGGTTCTAAATACTCACTTGTATTGA